CTATAAGGACAGCGTGACGGAAATTTTTTACTATCAGGCTCCTTATTATGACTACACCTACTATTACGACGAAAGTAAAAACATTATAGTCGAACACTCTTACTACGTGGGAGACTAACCGACCGTCGGCGGATACAGGCGGAAAGGAGATTACTTATGAATTATAACGTTTACAGGGTTGAGAAAGTCAACGATTACCAAAACAAGAGCGATTCGCTCGATTACAACTACTCTAAAGACTTTGAGGAGCTTAGAAAGCTTAGGGGATACGTAACGCAGGACTATGTCATTACGGAATCTGAGTTTGAACTCGGGCACGTTTATTTCAACGGAGACCTTGTTAAGCCTCTTGAAAAGGTCTCGTCGTTCGAGGGAGAACCTATTAAGGTAATTCCTATAAAAACGAGCGTCGAAGTGAAAGACCTTAAGCTGGGCGACCGATTCAAATTCGGAAAGACAGAATTTGTAAAACTTGACAACTCTCACGGTGGTTGTTTGTGCCTTGCGGTGGACGTGCTGTTCAAAGACTGCTTTGACGAGGACAGCCAAAACAACTGGATAACTTCCTCTCTAAGAAAAAAGCTTGCAAGAGTTATCGGAGAGTATATCGAAAACAATGACGCATTAGTTCCGTTCGTTAGAGACCTGACAACCGACGACGGTATGACTGAATACGGCAGCTGCACGGACGTCGTTTCACTGCTCACTTGCGACGAATATCGCAAATACAGAAAGCTCATTCCAAACTGCGGAAAGTGGCACTGGACAATTACGGCGGACAGTTTGGAATACTCGTGCCATGTTCGCAATGTCCATTCGGACGGTAGTTTGAACAGCCACTATGCGTATAACGGTAGCGACGGCGTGCGTCCGCTTTGTGTTCTGAAATCTGACACCCCCGTCGAGACGATATGACTGTAGAGTTTGAAAACTCTCCACCAACGATAAAAGACGTGCTGCAGCTTGAGCTTAAGCTCTTTGCTAAAAGCCTTGTTGCAGCGGTCAAACAATACAAAATACAACAGGAGGTAATGCAATGTCAGGAGCAACCAAAATAGAAACGAAAGAAAAAAATTTGCTCGACTGCACGCTGCAAGAGATTGAGAAAATACTCGAACCCTTGTCGGACGACGACAGAGAGCGTGTCGTTTCTAAAATGTGGAACGACTATCGCAAAAGATTAACGGAGGCGTAAAAATGAGCCTTGAAAAAGTAAAACTCAAACACAACTCCCCAGAGTGGCTGCAGTTCCGAAAAAGCGGAATCGGCGGCTCTGAGGCGGCGGCAATACTCGGGCTTTCTCCATTCAAAACAAACGTTGAAGTCTGGGAAGAAAAGGTCGGGCTGAGAGAGCCAAAAGATATATCGGATAATCCAGCCGTCAAATACGGCAAACAGGCGGAAGATGTGCTCGTAAAACTCTTTGCCTTAGACTTTCCTGAGTATAAGGTTAGAACCAACAAAAATGTGGTTTACAGGCGAGGTTTTATGTTTGCCTCGCTCGACGCCGAACTAACAGACGGGCAAGGACAAAAAGGTTTTCTCGAGTGCAAAACGACAGAAATACACTCTAAGACAACGCTCGAAAAATGGAATCGACACATACCAGAATACTACTACGCTCAATTACTTCATTACTTCGTAGTAACTGGCTGGGACTTTGCTTTTTGTAAGGCTCAGCTGAGACAAACAGGGCTAAACGAAATGCCCGAAACAATATCAAGACACTATCCGTTTTTCAGGGGAGACCTGAAAGAGGATATGAGGTATCTCTACCTCAAAGAAAAAGAGTTTTGGGGCTACGTCGAACGGAAAGAACGTCCGTCGCTGCTCCTGCCAAACTTCAGCAAAGACTAAATTATTTTGGAGGACAAACAAATGTCAAATGAATTAACCCTTGTAATGCAAACCCCCGTTGAGGAACTCGTACCTAAGCTCCTTGCGTGGAACAACCAAGAACTGCTCGCTGCCGTGCGTCAACGCCTGACGATGTATCAGGGTATCACTTATTCGGAAAACGAAATAGCAACCGCTAAAGCGGATAAAGCACAGCTAAACGCTTTCTGTAAGTCTCTTAACGACGAACGTATCCGTATCGGCAAAGTCTACTCGTCGCCTTACGATAAATTCAAAGCAGAGGTTGACGAGGTTATCGGAGAGGTAAAGACTGTCGTCGGAGAGATTGACGCACAAGTAAAAGCTTATGAGCAGCAAAAACAAGCCGAGAAACAGAACTCTATTATCGAATACTACAAGACTGTTGTCGGAGAGTTTGACGGGCTTATTCCGTATGAAAGGATACATAGCCCGAAATGGCTCAACGCAACAACTTCCTTAAAGTCCATTAAAGCGGACATAGACTCGATTCTCACGAATGCCAGAAATGCGATAGTGGCAATCGAGGCTCTCAAAAGCGAAAACGAATCGCAAATTAAAGCGTTCTTTTTCAGAACATTGAGTTTGAGCGACGCTCTTACGGAGAACGAGAGACTCAAAGCCGAGAGTCAAAGAATTGCAGAGCTTGCCGCAAAAAAAGAGGCGGAACAAGCTGCAGCAGCAGCTCAAACACAACAGGCAACCGTAGAGCCTACAGTTGTAACGCCGAAACATCAGACCGTCAGGTTTCAGGTTGAGGGAACTATTGAACAGCTCAAAGCTCTCCAGAAATTCTTGAGAGAAAACAACATCAAATATTCAGCCATAAAGGAGGACTAATGATATGGCAAACATAGTCGCAACCACTCAAAAAAGTATCGCAAAAAAACAACCGAAATTCTCGGTATTTATGTCTCAGGACAACATAAAAGCACTCGTGCAGCAGTCGGTTGGTAAAAACGCACAGAGTTTTACTACGGCGATTATATCTGCCGTCAGTAATAACCCTGCACTTGAAGAGTGCACTCAGAAAACGATTTTGTCGGCGTGTTTACTTGGCGAGAGCCTTAAGCTCTCCCCGTCGCCGCAGCTCGGTCAATACTACCTCGTGCCGTTCAACAAAAAGGATAGATACGGAAATATTCTGGAAACCAACGCTCAGTTTGTTCTCGGCGTAAAAGGTTATAAACAGCTCGCTATGAGGTCTGGACAGTATCTTGACATCGACGTCCTTGAAATCAAAGAGGGCGAATACAAGGGGCGTGATAAACTTACAGGTAAACAACGCTTTGAGTTTATTGAAGACGACGACGAAAGAGAGTCTCTCCCGACGGTCGGATATATGGCTTATTTTGAACTACTCAACGGGTTCAAAAAAGTTATTTACTGGACGAAAAAGAAAATGCTCCACCACGCAGACACTTACAGTCCTGCGTTTAGAGCGGATAAATACGAAGACTACATTAACGGAAAGATTCCGAAAGAGGAGCTCTACAAATACAGTTCGTTCTGGTACAAGAACTTCACGGAAATGGCTTTCAAAACATTGCTCCGCCACCTTATAAGCCAGTGGGGCATTATGAGTATCGAAATGCAAACGGCTATCGTTTCAGACGACGCTGTAATCGGAGAAAACGGCGACCCTGAATACGTCGAATACAATGACGATTCTGCAGTCGTAGAGGCGACAGGAGCGTCAGAACAGCCTGAAACCGTCTCAGTTGAAGAACAAAGCGAGTTTGACTTTTTCGACGATAACGCCCAATAGGAGGTGTTTATGGAGTTTCAAGTTTTAGGAACGCCCGTCGGGAAACATCGCCCGAGGTTTTCTACTGTGCACGGCTACGCTCAGGCAATTAAGCAAAAAGAGGACGTCTATTACGAGAACCTCGTTAAGCTATGTTTTTCGCAAGCAAAACCTGAGGGTTATGACTTATATGAAAAACCGCTAAAGGTTGAAATTCAAGCGTTTTTTGATGTTCCTAAGGCGTTCTCCAAAAAACGAACAAAAGAGGCTTTGGAGGGCTGCATAAGCCCTCTGAAAAAGCCTGACGCAGACAATATAGCAAAAATAATCTGTGACGCTCTGAATGGTGTGGCATACAAAGACGACGCACAGATTGTGGAGCTCGTAGTCCGCAAGTGCTATGCAGAAATGCCGAGCGTAAGCGTGATTGTCGAAGAGTTCAGGACTTAAGCAGGAGGCAAACAATGGCAAAAGAATATTTCCCTCACGATTACTGTGCAAGGTTGACATTAAGAGAGATTCGCAAGGACTACGGTCTCGAGGGACTCGGCTTTTACTGGTGTTTCGTTGAAATGCTGCACGAAGAGGGCGGCTACATTAAAGAAACAGAACTTGAAAGCATTGCATACGACCTAAGAGTTAGTATAGACCTTGTGCAAGCTGTAATCAGAAACTACGACCTTTTTGTTATAAAAAAAGGGAAAATCAGCTCGGAAAGAGTGCTTAGAAACATCAAAAAAAGAGCCGAAATATCCGAGGCAAGAAAATCTGCGGCTGAAAGCCGTTGGAACAGACAGGACGAACAGCTACCTCTGGCAGATATACCAACGGACGAGCAGGCAGCAGATACACAAACAGCAAAGCAATTTTATATCGCCAGCATTGAACGTTGCTTTGATAAGTTTTTGGAAAATGCAAGCGGAGATATGCTTTTTTCACGAAACATTTATGACTACAAGGGCTTGTTTGATACCGTCATAGCAGAAGTAAAAAGCAAGGACTATGTAATAATCGACCGTAAAAATGTGCCTGTGTATAGATTTTTGCAAGTAATACAAAGACACATCAAGCAAAACGGAGATATTAAAAATCTCGCTCAGGCGTTGAACGACGTGCAGGACAGATACGTCAAGGGCAAGATTAAAAACAGGGCAAATTACCTTATCTCTACCCTGTATAACGCCGCTCTCTTTGATTGCGGCGACGAATAATAACTCAGGAGGAACAACCGTGAGAACCGAACAAACAAATGCAGCAAGAGTAGCAGGAACTATTGCTACCAGACCTACCACATTCGACTGTTGTGGAGAGACGTTTTACTCTTTTACCCTGAACGTCAAACGCTCAAGCGGAAATATCGACGCTGTCCCAGTAAATATTTCAAAATATTTGCTCGGAGACGCAAAAGTGGGCGACAGTGCCGCTTTCACTGGGCAAATAAGGACATATCAAAAGTTTATCGACGGCAAGAATCGTCTCATTATCACTTTTTTTGCTTTAAGTGTAGACGAATACACGGAAGACATTAACGACGTTGAGCTTATAGGCTTTTTCTGTAAGGAGCCGCAACACCGAATTACTCCGCTCGGACGAGATATATGCGATGTAATGCTTGCTGTAAACCGTTCACGTGGTAAGTCCGACTATATCCCGTGTATCGTGTGGGGCAGAACGAGTAGACATATTGCAACATTTGAAATCGGCTCAGAGGTCAGGGCTATAGGCAGGCTACAAAGCCGTCAATACGTCAAAACCGACGCAGACGGTAATCAGACCGAGAGAACAGCTTACGAGGTTTCTATCAACAGAATCAACGCCGTAGGCGAGGAGATTTGCGAATGAAAACAATTTTAATGTCAATTAAAGCGAGGCATAATCGCAATATTGAAAGCGGTTTGAAAAAATCCGAATTAAGGTTGAAACCGCCGACGTGTGAATTACCGTTTAAGGTTCTGACTTATGAAAGCGGTTTTGACGGTCGGCATAAGGTGGTAAACGAGTGGATATGCGACAATATAACACAGTGGCGTATTTGCGTAGGAATACCTGCTCATTTACCGAAAGCAGCTTGCGTTTCCGCAGAGGAAATACGGGAATATAGTGGTAAAAACTATAAAGATGTTTCCGAAATGCGAATAACAAATCTTAAAATCTACGACAAACCGAAAGAGTTGAGCGAATTTTTCGCTAAATGTCATATTCCCGAAAGCAAATGCAAGTGTTGCGATAACTGTTTTTGGAAAGAGAATGGCTATGGCGAAGATTATGCAGTTAAGAAACTAACTCGTCCGCCGCAAAGTTGGTGCTACGTGGAGGGAGTATAAACAACTCTTAAAATGAAAGAAAAATTAAAAAAACTATGGCAATGGCTCAGAAAGAACGTCCTCAACCGAGAAATGCTCGTCTGGGTGTTGATAGCGGAAGTAATTTTCTGGTCTCCGTGCATTGTTACAGGCTTGCTTGCAGTGCTTATAAACAGTTGGTGGTGGACGGCGTTCGGAGCGGTAATTGCGTTCTGGTCGGCACCGTTCACACCTGCTATGCCGCTGCAGCTGGCTTTAGCTGTTGGGCTTAAGAAACTTTATCACGCTATCAAAAAACGAAAATCAAAAAAAGAAAGAGGAGGCAAAAAATGCTGAAAATCAGGAAAGACGTTGACGTCAACAAACTTATCGAGTGTGGCTTTGTGAGTTTCAGAGTGTCGAGGTCGCACACGAATTATTACTTTGCAAGCAGACAGGGCGTTATGTTACTCTGCAACAATGTTTCAAGGGAAATTTGGCGAGACAAGATATACGAAGACGACACTCGCATACATAGTGTGCCGAAATACCAAAAACGTGGCGTTGAACCCGAAGACGGTCTCTACGCAGCTATTAAGGCAGGGCTTGTAATAAGCAAGGAGGAAGAGGACGCAAATGAAAGCAAAGAACTGTAAAGGCTGTGAACACTGTAAACGTCGTGTCTGGAGTTCCTACGTTCAGCCGAATAACTATCACGCTATCGGAGTGAGTCACGCTTACGCTTATTGCGATAAATATAAGATTCGCTGCTCTGACGTTCGGACGTGTAACGAAAGACAGCCAGAAAGCGAAATAAGGAGGTAATTATGAAAAAAGTAAAACCGATAACAAAAGCCGTGCTCAAACTCGCTCTCCCGTTGCTTATCTCTATTTTAGCAATAACGCAAGCTGTATGTACGGGTATGGCAATCAATGCAGAAGAAACCTTTGTCGCACTCGGATTCGGGCAGGCGACATTATCTACTGGTGTAATCGCCTCGTTTAGCTGGGCGTATCGCATATATCTCATAAAAAACATTAAAAAGGAGTCTCAAAATGGAAAACAAGGTAACATCTGAACAAATCGAAAGAATCATTAAGAGCGGCACGCTCGAGGTTCAAACGCTCGGAGACAAAACTACTCTTGTAAAATTCACAACGAAAGAGGGTTTTGTAATTGTGGCGACATCGTCTTGCGTTTCTCCCGAAAACTACGACAAGAAAATCGGCGAAGAGCTGTGTATGAGGGATATCAAAGATAAACTCTGGGAGCTTGAGGGCTACAGACTGCAAAAAGAGCTCTGCGAAACAAAAGCAAAAACAGCAAAAGAAAGGGTCGAAAAAGAGGCAAACGAGCTGGAAAGCCGTGTCACGTCTCTTAGCGGTTTTATCGGGACGCCTAAGTTTGATAACTTGAACGACGCAGCAAAGGACTACCTTATTCGCCAAAGAGACGTTATGTGGCAATATCTCGTAATTTTGCGTTGCAGATTGTCTATTTGGGAGGACGAGGCGTGAATAAACTGTTTTTAATCGGTAACCTTACGAAAGACCCAGAGGTCAGCACAACGCAAAGCGGTTTATCTGTTTGCAGGTTTGGAATTGCCGTAAACAGACCGTATCAGACAAATGGCGAAAAGACTTGTGATTTCTTTACAATAACCGTTTGGAGAACGCTTGCCGACAACTGTGGTAAGTATCTCAAGAAAGGCAGCAAGGTGGCTGTTACGGCTCAGCTGCAAAACCACTCGTATGAGGATAAGGACGGCACAAGACGCTCCAGAAACGAAATTATCGCAGAGTCTGTTGAGTTCCTTAGCGGAAATCGTAACGACGCTCAGGGAGCGGCAGAGACGCCTCAATACACGGACGACGATTATCCGTTCTAACAGGAGGGCTTATGGCAAAGAAAAAAGACAAAATGCCTATCGAAGTAATCAGGGCGACGTTTTCCCCGAAAGTAACGATAGAGGAGGCTCAGGGCGTATTCAAGGCGTCCGCAACCGATAAGACTGTTAGTCAGGTTATCGAATATCAAAACGACATCGAAAGAGACCATATTTTGAACGCTGTCTCTGATTTTATGAAATCTAACGGAATCAGCACTGCGTATCTTCTCAATAAGGACGTGCTGACGGATATTTTAATCGGTGGCAATAAGATTGCCATAGAGCGTGATTCGTGGAAAAAAGAATACAAGCTCGCCGCAGCAGCGAATAAACAGCTTACAGAGGCTCTCGATAGAAAATGCGACACCTGCCCAGCTATGGAAAGGCTCCAGAAAGAAAGAGATTTGTTTGAACTTATGCTCTTTGCTGTTGTCAGAAACAGCGGCGTGCTTTCGCTCGGTCTGACTCTACATAAAACCGAAGAGGAAATTTCCGAGAAAACGTTTGAGACAATCGACGAGCTCAAAAAAATGATTGATATACAAAAGATAACCGAAATTATGAATCAGGCGACCAGACGTCGTAAAGGAGACAACAATGAAAAGCGATAAAAAGAACTACGAATTTGATTGCAACAAGTGTCTAAGAAAAGGCACCGCAGCGTGCCAGCATTGTGTGTACGCCGAAATGCCGAGCGGAAAAATGAGCCGCCCCTCACTCTACAAAGAGAAAGAGGAAAATGCTCTCGATAAAAACGTTGTTGTCGTATGTGTTATCGAATGCAAAAACGGCGAACTGTTACCAAAAGAACAACACGACGCAGTAAGACTTAAGGATATTAAGGCGGCGGTTAATGAACGCCTTAAGGACGGCAAGTCTATCCCCGACGAGTGGATAAAGGAGTATAACGAACTCAGTAACAAATAAGGAGGCGTTTATGGCGAGGCAAAAAATGTACTTCAAGTACGAGATACCGACAAGTATTGTGGAAATAGTCAAAGCTGTTTGTAGCGACTACGACCGCAGGGAAAAACAGATAAAGCACGGTATAGTCACGGGCGATGTTCTTGCTACTTATGTGCGTCTTAACAATATCGTCGATTGTGCCCTCGAAGATATTGAAGTCGGAATCAGAAAAGATATTCTCAAGGACATACAGTATCGCAGAGGTTACGACTTTTCGCCAGCCTCGCCACTTATATCCAAGAATACATACTATCGGCGTAAGAGAAAACTTATATACGATATAGCTGTCGGACTTGCTCTTATGGATATATATAATATTAAAAATTATAAACGAGTTATGTAAAGTATTATCTATATACCACTAAAGCATATCGACAAAAGCGAGCCCCAGTATAAATGGTGACTATTCATACTTAATCAAGTGCTAAAATAGATTTTAGAATATGTGCCATATACCCTTTGAGGTTAGAGCCCTTTTATTCCAAGCAGGAGTAACTGGGCTCATTTTGTTTTCAGGAGTAACGAAATGAGTCAAAAAAAAGAAATAACGCCGAAAAAGAAATCGGCAAACAAAAAAGGAGCGGTTAGAAACGAAAAAGGTCAATTCGTAAAAGGCAATGTTATAGGCGAAGAGACACGCTTTCAAAAGGAAAACGCCGCTGCCTGCAAATTCAAAGAGGAATATTGCGACAAGATAATAGATTTTTTCGGTAAGCCTGCTACCAAAGTGGAATACAAGGAAACCTACTTTAAGGGCGAACTTACATCAAGAACACCTGTCGTGGTAGCAACCGAATATCCGACGTTTGAATTGTTTGCGGCGAGTTTGGGAGTAACTACCGAGACCGTAAAAAACTGGACGGAAATAAGCCCCCGTTTTAAGGTCTGTTACGCACGTGCAAAGGAAATGCAGCTCGGAAAGCTTACGGCAAATGCGGTTTCAGGCTTGTATAACCCTGTATATGCCAAGTTTGAGGCAGTAAACAATCACGGCAAAGCCGACAAGCAGGAAGTTGACACAAACGTCGTTACGGGCGTAGACGATAAAACGCTTGCAATCATACAACGTGTGGGAGAACGACTCAATGGCAAAAAAGAAGACGGTTAAAATAACCGCCGCCACCTATGGCGAATACATACAGCAGATTCTTAAAGCCGAGTTTGATTATTGCCGTGACAACGTTGTTTACTGGGCAAATACCTATTGTGTTATAGAAGACAAAGACTCCCCCGAGATAATTGTCCCGTTCAAAGGCTGGGACGCTCAGAATCAGACGCTTAGAGACTTTGACGCCTATCGTTTGAATCTTATACTCAAGGCTCGACAAATGGGTATTACGTGGATAGCTCTTTACTATTGCACGCACGACTTGATGTTTAATCTCGGACATACTGTCGTGGCTCTTTCTAAGACGGAAGACGACGCAAAAGAGCTTGTCAGGCGTATGAGTGTTATTCTCGATAACCAGCCAGAGATATTGCACGCAGGCGGTCTAAAGTATGTGGCGACGGCAAGCACGATAACCATTACGGACGGCGGCGGACGTCTAAAATCAACGTTTAAGGCTTTTCCTGCGTCTCCCGCTGCAGGGCGTTCATTTACAGGCAATATTCTATTGCTTGACGAGTGGGCGTTTCAAGAGGCGGCGGACGAAATCTGGACGTCGGCATATCCGACAATAAACCGTCCTACAGGCGGTAAAGTAATCGGACTGTCTACTATAAAGAAAGGCACGTTGTTTGAGTCTCTCTGGACGTCAGAGAACGCCTTTCATAAGATATTCCTCTCAGTGTTCTCAGACCCTCGTAGAACGCAAGAGTGGTATGAACAGACGGCTACGGACTTAGGCGTTAAGGTCAAGCAAGAATATCCGAGAACTGCGGAAGAGGCTCTCAGCAATCTTGGCGGCAGCTTTTTCTCGGAGTTTGACTTTAGTCTGCATACTTGCGAACCTTTCAAGATTCCGCCCGACTGGACTATTTACAACACTATGGACTATGGTCTGGATATGTTTGCTCATTACAAGGTTGCAATCGACAATGAGAAAAATGTCTACGTGTTCCACGAAATTTATCAAAGCAATTTGATTATATCGGACGCAGCGGCAAAAGTGCTGCTCGCAGAAAGTGTTGAGAATGAGGACGGTTCAGTATCCCAGTGGTATCCGCCGAGAGTTAGGCTCGCTCCTCCAGACCTTTGGAATCGCAACCAAGAGAGCGGAAAAAGCAAAGCTCTTGTTTTTGAAGAAAACGGTCTCGAGCTCGTAAAGTCAAACAATGACAGAAGTGCAGGCTGGTTGTCTATAAAAGAGTTGTTAAAGCCGCAGTTTACGCCTGACGGAAAGAAATATGCTCGATTAAAGATATTCCGCACCTGCACGAATCTCATACGGACGTTGCCGCAGATTTTGATAGACGAAAAGAACCCAGACGATTGTGCGAAAGAACCTCACGAACTCACGCACGCCCCTGACGCTCTTCGATACTTTGCAATCTACTGGACTCAGCCACCAGAACAGCAAAAGCCTAAGCGTGTTAAGTATAGAGCCGATATTTTGGAGGACTACTTAAACGCCTCAGAGGCTGAACGACAACTAATTATCAAGAAATATGGAGAACCCGACCTATGAAAATAGAAATCGAAGATACCAAACTTACGTTTTTTCAGGAACTTTACCACGAGGCAAGGTCTTTTTCCGACGAAACGTATAGAAAACTGGAACAACACTTGCAACAGTATAAAGGCTCGATAAAAATAGACGGCTCCGATACCGAGGCGACTCAGATACGAAACATAACGTATGAACTTGTCGAATCTCAGGTAACGAGCTATCTTCCGAACCCAGCCGTTACCCCGAAAATGTTTAGCGAAAGGAACGAGAGAAACGCAAAAAGCATTGAGTATTTACTCAAAAACAAGCGAAATGAGCTCCCGTTTGAGAAACTAAACGACCTCGACGAGAGATATAACCCTATTTACGGCGGTTCTATCTGGCTTATTGAGTGGGATAACTCAATAATCACGCACAATACCGTCGGAGACGTAAGAGTCAGCTGTCTGAGCCCTAAACGCTTTACAGGACAGCCGAATATTTATGACGTCAAGGATATGGAATATTGCTTTATCGAGTTTGAAACAACAAAAGAGGAAATAGTCCGTAAATATGGCGTTTCCCCTACGGTGGCGGAAGATACAGAGTCTGAAGAAAGTGCGGACGATAAAACTGCAACGCTTTACGTCTGTTATTACAAAAATGACGAAGATAAGGTTTGCCAGTATGTCTGGAGCGGAGACACTGAACTGCTTGACATTGAAGACTATTACGCAAGAAAACGTAAACTCTGCAAAAAGTGCGGAAAACGAGAGGAACTCTGCACCTGCGATAAGCCTGTTTACGAGACTCTCAACGAAGAATATGAGGAGCTTATCGAAGACGTGCACCTTTCGGACGGCAACGTGATTCCTGCTATGAGCACCGTAATCAAGGACGGGCAGGTAGAAATGACTACCGAAAAACAGCCGCTCTATCTCGATAACGGACAAATGGCATTTGACGACCTCGGCTTGCCAATTATGCAAGACGTGCCTATTCCGAAGACTGAACAGACAAAACTACCGTTTTACACGCCCAATATTTTACCTGTGGTAATCAGAAAAAACACCTCAGAAGAAGATAACCTGCTCGGGCAATCTGACTGCGAATTTATCAGACCGCAGCAGCAGGCAATAAACAAGATAGAAAGCCGTATCCTTGAGAAATTGCTCGGTAGCGGCGTTTATCCTATCGTCCCCGAGGGGTTTACAGGAGACCTCGATAACAGTCTTTGGAAGAAAGTTTTTAAGGCAACACAAGCTAATTATAAGCTTTTCGGTAGAGTCGATTTACAGGTGGATATATCTCGTGACGTTCAGCAGTCGGACAGGCTTTACGACCAAGCAAAAAGACTGCTCGGTATTACCGACAGCTATCAGGGGCAGTATGACAGTTCTGCTCAAAGCGGCAAAGCAAAGCAGATACAGGTAGCTCAGGCTGCAGGACGTCTCGATAGTAAGCGACAAATGAAAAATGCTGCTTATGCAGAAATCGACCAAATAATCTTTCAGTATTATCTTGCTTATGCCGACGAACCAAGACCAGCAACCTACATAGACGCTCAGGGCAGGCGGCAAAATTATATGTTCAACCGCTACGATTTTATTGAGAGAGACGCTGCAGGCGAGTATTACTACAACGACGAATATCTCTTCTCTACAGACGCAACAATCGACGTTGAAAAATCAAGAGAGACGCTCTGGCAGGAAAACAGAGCAAACTTCCAGCAAGGTGCATACGGAGACCCTGCATTACCTCAGACACAACTCATATTCTGGCAGAATCAGGAAATGGCTCATTATCCGTGGGCACACGATAACGTCGAGCGTATTAAAGCTGAAATTGCACGTCAGCAAGAATTGCAGCAAATGAAGACACAAATTGACGGCTTGTCAAAAGAGGTTGACAGTAGAAAAGGATATGAGGAATATCTCCTCGAAAAACTTACGGGAGGGAGTAAGCAATGAGAAAACTTAAAGACTCTATATCTACATCAAAAGTGACAAAAACAAAACCTATAAACCTCGATTATGAGGGGAACATCGGAACAAGGCAACCTGTAGACACTGAAACGTTCTACACTCCTCAACCCGTGGCACCGACACTCCCCGAAAAAAAACGTCTTAACGTCGATACGAGTTATCTTAAGAATATAAACGGTTTAGGTCAACCACTCCCGAAAGACGGTCTGCTGCCTGTTACGCCGACTTATGCAAATGCTGGTATGGCGGCAGGGAATATGACTCCTACAACACCGACTATTTCAACAGCACCAGAAACTACGACCGAACCCGTCGATTCTTACGAACAATGGCTCCAAAAGAACGCAGACACCTACAAAAATACGTATAACAGCACCGTAGAGGCTATTGACAAAAACGCAGAATCTGCAAAGCAGGCGGCGGAAAATCAAAGGATACAGGCAGAACAGAACGCAGAGAGGGAAAGAGAACGTGCTAACGTTGACGCTCGTTCCAGTTACGCTCAAAACTTGTCTCAATACGGCAAAGTAGGTGAGCAAATGCAAAATATGGGCTTAAGCGGTAGCGGATACGGAGAATATCTGAACGCTCAGGCTTATGCTCAGCAGCGAGCTGAACAGCAAGCCGCAAACGCAACTGCGACCGCCGCCAAGAGGGACGCTCAATATACTGCCGACCAGACAAAACTCGCTGCCGACCAACAGGCTAACAGCGATAAACTTAATGCAAAGCTCAGCTATGAGCAAAACGTCAATCAGAACGCTGGCGAACTTGCCAAATATCAGCAACAGAAAGCCGAAGAGGCAAAAGCAAAAGCAGAACAGGAAGAGGCTGAAAGAAAGGCTGCTTACGCAGAACTGCTCTCGCAAGCAAACAACGGTTCTTACTCTAAAGAGCAACTACAAGAGCTTGCAACGAAATACGGCTTATCCGAAAGCGATATTGCAGGCATTACCGACGCTGCCGACAAATACAAGCAGTCTAAGTATTCCGAAAACTACGCAAGTGCTATCGATAACATCAACCAATACGGCTCTGAACTCGAGTCTGACTATCTCGACAACCTGCTTGAACTCGACTACATCTCTAAAGAGCAATACGACTCTCTCAAGGAAAAATACAACAATAAAGTCGCTCTCGAATCGAAGAAGAAAATCGAGGAAAGTATGGAAAGCGGAGACTACGGCTCTATTGAGGCTACTCTCGAGAACGCTGACAAACTCTATGCTGACAAGAAAATTTCTCAGAGCGAGTATCAGGATATTTACGGTAGAGGTCAAGAGGCGGCGATTTCTGGGCTTGTCGGCAAAGATTACGGCGGTAATTTTGCGGGCTCCATTAACGATTTTGCCGAGGCAAATAAGGAGCTCGACGATATGTATGCTGCAGGAAAGTTGTCTAAAGAAAAATATGACAGCTTGAAAGCAAAACTCAACGAGAAGAACGCCAAAGGCGTTACCGTTTATGTTCAAGGTCTCGGAAGTGGACGCAAGAACGATGACATCGATATTACTATCGGTCAAGGCTCCAGAAACAAAAAGAAAGAATACGACTTACTCTGCGGAGACGAGGTCACAGACCCGAACGCAAAAGAGGCTCTCAACAAACACGCCACAGGCGGAACGGGAGCTCCGAGCAACGGAACCCTCGTCGTATATGCAGGTAAAATGTATATCTACACAAAGAAAGGCTGGAGAAATGTTATCAGCGACCACAGCAAAATCGAGGACGCTATCGCCGATTATCTTAAAAACAATAAGAAATAACCCTCAAGATAGGAGATTTATATGTCTACACTTTCAAAACTCGCACAATACAACAATAACAGAGGCGTAGCACCTACTTCGGTAGGTGTTGCGTCCAAAAAAGAAAGCACATCAACCCTCGGTAAGCTGCAGAATTATGCACAACAGGCGGCGGAAGAACAAGCAAGAGCTGCTCAAGCTGCTGCAGAGGGAGAAAAGAATAATGGCGGCTTTTTTGGCGGTCTCGGCTATCTCGGGGAAAAGATAGGTCTCGGTTTTTTGAGTGGAATTGAGGGTATTTGGGACTACACTGCAGGCGGTCTTGCAAAACTGTTTGGTGCCGACGATTGGGCTGAACGGCAATTTGCTAACGACTGGGTTAATTACAGTCACGCAGACGAATGGTATAACCCGTCCGACGGTTGGAAAGTTGCAGGAGATGTTGCTGGCGGTATCGGAACGAGCTTGCCTGCCATTGCTGGCGTTGCCGCTGCAGCTGCTATTGCTTATTTCTCTGGCGGTTCGCTTTCTGGTGTATCGGCAGGTATTATTTCTGGCGTTGTCGCTGGTCTTGGAGCTGCTGGTAACGCCACAAAAGAGGCTTATAGAGAGACGGGCGAGCTTGGCGGCAAAGAATTTGGTTACGGGGCTTTAAGTGGTATTACCGAGGGTGCCGTCGAGGGACTTTCGGCTGGTATCGGTGCTGGTACTGGTGCTATCGTCAAGAATATCTCTAAATCATTCGGCAAAGAGGTCGCAAAAACAACAGCTAAAGCCGCAGCAAGAGAAACATTTGGAAAAGCAATCATTAAGGGTTTTGTCGGCGAGGCTTTTGAAGAGGGGCTCTCGGAGTTTCTCGACCCTTATTGGAAACGTCTCACATACGACCCTGAGGCTAAGAACGCAACTGCTCAGGAAATCGGCTATGCTGCTCTTATCGGCGGTCTTAGCGGTGCTATTATGGGCGGTTTTGACGCTACTGTGCGAAATACGTCGAATACCATTAGGGGCAATAACATTGTCAATAAAGGAACCGCTACCGACGTTATAACAACTGCGGAAAATATTGCAAATAGTGATATTTATACCGACCAATACGAGTCGTTCGGGGCTGTTAAGAATATACTTAACGAACTCCAGACAAGTATGCAGAAGACCGACGGCGAAATTAGAACGGTTAAGCAAAAAATGCTACTCGGATACCTTGAGAGGGCAAATACTTATACCGTCTTTGAGCCTATGGTTCAAAAAAATGCCGCAAGAATCGTTGCAAACGCCGACGCTATTGCCGAACGTCTCAATACTTATGGTTATACGGACGCTCAGGGAAAGCCTATTACATATACAGCCGAGCAAATTCGTGCAGGAATCGACACGAACAACCCGAAATCTTATGCGAAAGCTCTAAAAACAAATAATATCCTTAGAACGCTTGCCGTGGTTGACGCTACGGGACAGCTCTATATGGATACAAAGAAATTTGAGGCAGCTACGCTTAGAGGCGAAACTTTAAGCTCTCAGGTAGACCTCAACAGGTTTATAGAGACTGCGTCGCAAGAAGAACTCCACTCGGTGGCGGAAAAGCTCGACATAGCCGACTGGCAAGGTCTCACAAACGAACAATTCAAAGAAAAAATCGTTGCTTTTGCCGAACGTGGTGGAATTGAAGAGTATCAGACAGAACAACACACAAATGCAGATATAAAAGCCGCCGCCGACGCTGTTGATGTGCAAAAGGCTAAAGCCAAAATTCCTCAGAAGTTTACAGCGAAGAAAGACGGCGTAACCAGATATACGCAGGGCGGCGTTGATATGGCGGTAATAAAAAACGGCGATTCATATCGTATCTACGACTATGAATCGGGCAAGCTTTCAAAGCCTCTTACCCTGCAGCAAGTCAACGAAAGGCTTACCGAAATCAGAGGTAAAGTTGATTCTGTTATAAACACAGCCGCAGTTGAGTCTATAACGACGGAGGAAAGCCGTCAGGCGGCGGAAATAGACGCTTATGCAGCGGAGAACATCTCTGCATATTCTAAGCTTAGCGACGCAAATAAAAGCCTTGTGCGTGGTGTGATTCGTCAAGCCAGAGCCGCAGGGATAAGCGAGGCGGACTCTCTTTCTTATGCTCGAGTAGCTGCTCACGCAGGAATAAATATCAGTTTTGACAAACAGGCAAAAGTAGGCGACATCGAAATTCTAAAGGTCGGCACCGACGAAAGCGGAAACGCAATTTATGCAGACGGTGTATATTTTCCTGAGACAAACTCGATTTATGTCAACCCTGAGGCAAAACGCAGTCAGGAGCGTTTACTTATTCACGAGCTCACTCACGCCATATTTACAACCTCAGACGGCAAGGTCTTTCTTATGGACGGCGTTGAAAAAATGTCCGCCGCCGAAAAAGAGACTATCATTAAACGCTATGTTGAGGCAGGTCACGGCGGCACAGTTGAGATTATAGACGAAATTAACGCTCACTTTGCTGAGGGGCAGCTCCAAAATAAAAAACTGCTTAAAAGATTAACTGAAGAAAAACCGTCGTTCAAACAAAAAATATTGTCGTTTTTCAAAAAATCGTCGTCAGAATATAATTCCGACGAACGGTTGTCTGGTGCTGCAAAGAAACTTTACAAGCAATACAAAAAGATGTTTGACTCTTTTGTGGCAGAAAATCAGCATAACAACGCTTTTGAACCTGTAAAAATCTCTGAGGCGGCGGATAGTTCCCGTATGGCATTGTCAGACGCCTTGAAGACACTCGGGGAATATAGCGAGACACGTAAACGTCATATTGAAAGCCGAGAATATGATACTATTTCTCGTGATTACAACGAAATTTCGGAGTTTATTAAGTCTGCAAATAAGCTGGCTCCCGTAAAACGCTTGCATATCGGCACGATAAGTGGCACAACGGCGGAATTGGTTTTCAAAAAAACTGGCGTTGATATAAAAAATTACGATTTTGTTCTCGCAAGCAATTATATTGCCCACATTTTTGACGGTCACGGGGACGTAAATGTAGAAACTCCCAGAGGACAAAAGGCTGTTACTTTTGCAAATATCGAGAATGTTCTCGAAACAGTTATCACACCCGACGATGTTTCTTTGGTTAGCGATAATAATGGAACGGCATTACGTTTTGAAAAACGTTTAGACGGTCGGAATATAGCAATAACAGTTACCTCCACTAAAAAAAGCACCCTTACGCTTAAGAGTGCTTGGATAATCAATGAAAGTGGAGGTCGTACACCGTCAGCAAATGCAACAGCCCTTGCAGGAACGTCCAAAACGAGCGGCAGAAGCTCCACTACAAATAGTATATCCAAAAACACAGAAAAAGTCAACGCTAAACAGGCTAAAACCTCAAAAAACGTAAAATATGCTCTCCCTGAGATAGATAGCAGAGGTAAAAAGCTTACCGAACAACAACGTCAATTCTTTAGCAACAGCAAAGTAGTAGACAGTAAAGGCAACTTACAAGTTGTCTATCACGGGACGAATAATGAGTTTTATACATTCAACAAAGAGCTTGTTGGCAAAGGTATAGACCAGTTTGGGGCAGGTTATTACTTCACTACAGATAAAGGCGGTGCTGAAAACTACGGCAGTAGAGTATTAGACGTGTATCTGAATATTAAAAAGCCGTTCACTATCACTATGACTGACAGTGGCGGCGGCTTAGACCAGTTTTATAGCCGTTCACTGACTAAAACGCAGGCGTATAAAATACTTAAAATGCACCCTGAACTTTACAGCACGGATAACAGTCCGCTCGGAGACTGGAGCGAGCGTTTTTGGACTGAGGGAGCAACAGAATCTGTAATTAGAGAAGTTGCTGCTCAAATGACTCAAATAGGCAGTTTTGCAGATAATTCGATGTTTGGTTATTATCCGAACGAGTTTCACGCTGCTATTAAGGAAGTTCTCGGATATGACGGTGTTAAGGTTGATTTGCGTAATGGAGAAAGTTTCTATGTTGCGTGGGAGCAAAATCAAATAAAAGACACCGCTAACGCAAGACCGACAACCTCTCCCGATATACGATACGCACTACAACTTGGCGACGAGCAAATAACCGTAGACAGCGAGCAAGGTAAAAACCTTGTTGCTTTACATAACTTGTCAGAGCAAAACCTCCTAAGGGTTTTGCAACTTGGAGGCTTTCCTATGCCGTCCATTGCCGTTACCAAAGTTGATTTACCGCACGAGAATTACGGCAATATCTCGATAGTTTTCGGACGGAATACTATTGACCCAGAGGTTGATAGCAGAAACGTTGTTTACGATAGGGACGCTTGGACGCCTACTGCTCCGTCAACGGACGTAAAACTAAAAACAGAGGCTGTCGATTCTCTTATAAGCGAACTGCAAGGCAAGGTTGGCGAGTATAGCGGCTATCGTTATGACGTAGACAGATTTTTTGACGGTAGATACAAAAACGGTGCTGGCGAATACGTTATCGAAGATTATAACTACAACAAGAAAACTGTAGGCGAATTAGCAACGCACAACGCAGGAATAATGGCTGCATATCTAAAAGAAAAAGGTGCAGATATTAGCCCGATATACGCCGAACGTGGCTTTACAATGGGCTGGCAGTCGTTCACTCGTTCTGAGGCACGGGCTTTACTTCAAGCGGTCGGAATAACCGAAAATATTACAAGAGATAATATAACAGCCGAGCAACGTGCCGAAATTTTAGAAAAGTATATAAACTACAAAGCAGAAAAGAACTACAGGCTCTTGAAAAGACGTAAGCCAGAAACAACGTTCGAGTCGTGTTACGAGAGAGCGAAAAGCAATTACGACGACGGGGACGTTTCGCAACTGCTATTCTTGTCTGAAGACTTTTATAACAAAAACAGACCTAAAGATGTTCTTGACGACGCTGCTACGGAGAAAAAACTCAGAGATAGCATATCGGATATGGAAGACTTTTATTCGTGGCTCTGGAATGAGGTAGAAAACACTTTTGAAAAGAAAGGCGTTTATAACGATTCCGACGCTTTTGATAGGTATGGAAACCGTCGTTCGTTTGAGCAACGGCATTATGCATATACAGTCGGAAATATTGTCAAAGCTATGTCTAAGGGCTCGCAGGAAGGCAATGCGTTTTTAGGCGGTATGACGTCGGGAGCTCTTGCTGCAAAGCTTTCCGTTCAGTTTGACAGCATTGAATCTATACGGGCGGCACAAGACTATCTCAAGCTCGTATCTGACGAGGAAATCGAGGCTTTCAACAGCAAAACATACGAAATGTATGACGAAATCGTAACTGAAATTGCAGGGGCAAGCAGCGATTTTATGAGCAATCAGACTCGTAGAGATGATGTAGGCAATATTTTGGGAGAATGTGCGACAGTAACACCTCTTAATGTTGAGAATATCAAAAGGAAATTTGCGAAAGAAACGAAAGGCTATGACGTCGGATATAAGTTTAACGACAGTATAGCAAACAAAGTATTCGCTTTATTTCAGGTTCTTCAGCATATTCCGACGACATATTTTGAGGCAAAGCCTCGCAGGGCTGTCGGTTTATCTGAAATAGTTAGTGTTGTTTTACCTAAAAACTCAAGCACGGAGCTTGTTTCAAAACTGAAAAGTAAACATATTCCTTATGAGTTTTATGACGCAAGTAATGGGACGACTCGGCAAGATGTTATCAGAAAAATCGACTCGGCAAGATTCGCTCTGCCAGATACCGATTCTACAGGTAAAAAACTGTCCACGCAACAAAGAGAATTTTTCTCGAATAGCAAGGTTGTTGACGGTGACGGACGGCTCCTTATGGTTTACCACGGCACTCCTAATGGAGACTTTTACACTTTTGAGTATGATAAAAGCAGACAAACTGGGACAGATTACGGTAAGGCGTTCTACTTTACAACAAATCTGAAAAACGCAAAAGGTTATGCTAAGGACAATCATAGAGACCCTCGAGTAAAAGAATATGAATTAAAAAGGGAATCGTTAAAAAAGCAAATTCTTGCAGAAACCGATACAGCAAAGAGGCAAGAACTTGAAAAACAATTCCGTAATGTTAAGGTAGACGGCAAATCTATACTTGAAATTCTGTATGATGTTGACTATGATACGGGAGGAGAAGTTCGTCAGGTTTATTTGAATCTTGTCAACCCGTTAATTGCCGACGCACAAAAAAAGTATCATTATGAAGTTTATCCTGAATTGTTCAAGCAAGCTATCAAAAATGGTAATGACGGTATTATTGTTAGAAACGTAGACGATAGTTCAAAGTATGGAGTGGGGTTGTCAGATGTTTACATTGCGTTCTCTCCTGAGCAAATTAAGCTAACGACCAACGAAACGCCGACAGTAAATAGCGATATACGCTTTGCTTTGGACGATTCCGACCGAGACATCAGAGGTAATTATACGGCAGGACAAAGAGCTAAATTTGCTGCAAACAACACGGCTATGAAAGTCTACTCTCGTTCGGACGCAGAGTCTGTTATAAGTGCCATTATGGACGAACGCCTTACGTTTGACGACGGGAAATACGGTGTTCTTGCTGGTAAAAACAGAGCTGAGGTCGTCGATTACCTGTTCAAGAAACTCAATACCGTAAAAGAGGGGTATAGAATCGGCGTTGCGTTGAAAATTGCAGACTACCTCATTGATAATACTACTCTGTCGGATATGTATGCTGCTGAAACCGTCTCTGAGTCTATGAGGACACTCTCGGTGTTGCGTTATTATATGCACAAAATGGACTTGAGCGGTATTCAGTCAGAGATAAAACACAGATACGACAATAAAAATACTATCAACTTGCTCTGGGCTGCTCCAAAAGGCGAAAAGGGAATTGCTCCTGATACACTCGCTCAGTCATTAGAAAGCGACGCAATATTCTTAAGCGGCTGGAACGAGGCGGATATGTTCTTTGAAATGGTCGATATGTATGAATCGGCAAGGCGAGACGTCCAAGAGAGTGTGCAGCAGCAAAGCCTCAGAGACTATGGAGGAAAGGAACAGCTCGAAAAACTCCGTCAAGATATTGCAAGAGATATTTTGCTTGCCTACGACAATAAGGGCACAAAGTCGAAATACGCAAAACTTGTTGAGAAATACACGACACAAATACAAAGCCTTAAACAGCAAGTTAGAGAGGCTAACAGCTACAATAGGCTCGTAAACAGCGTGGTAGACAAGGCTCAGCGTATGAGAGACCTTAAGCTCGGCACGTTCTTAAACTCGACACAGTATAAAAACGACGTATTCAAAAGCTCTATCGAGGGGCTCGCTCGTATCAAAAACAGAGGGAACTTCAATATTGCAGGTACCCGTAAGATATTAGCAGACCTTAGGACGTGGTACACGACAGATAACCCGATTCTTGCAGATACATACGAACAAGGCGTTGCGGATATGCTTGACAGTCTTTCTGCTGGGAATAAACGCTTTACAAAAGAGGAACTCGTCACACTTAACAATGTAATGGCTTACTTTACGAAATACGTTGAGAACTTTAATAAAGTTTACAAAAACGGTAAGTGGGTTGAGGCTATTCCTGAGGCGACAAAGTATATTGACACCATACACGCAAACTCTGAGCTGAAAGTCGGGTTATTCAGAAAGCTCGCAGGAACAACGTATATGCAGACGTTCGGAGACCCTATGACGGTCGCACGCCGAATGGATATGTATGAACCTAACGGGTTTTACACCGAGACGCTGCAGCAACTCAGAGACGCCGCAGTAGATTCTCAGATTGCCGAAATGGAGATAATGTCGAACTACGACACCTTTATGAAAAAGAACAAGAAATATCTTGCTCAAATCACTAAAGAAACTGTGCCTTACGGCGGCAAAGATGTCCCGAGGTCTGTTCTTATCGGTTTGTATATGACTCTTAAGAGACAACACGCTCAGGCAGGACTTGCTCAAAACGGCTTTGCTTATGTCGATACGGACGGAAAACGTGTTCGTATTGACGGCTTTGCTCCAAATATCGAAACAGATGCAGAACTGTATTTTAGGGTTGTCGAAGAACAAAAGAAAATAGAAAGTCTTTTGTCGGCTGCCGACAAGGAATACATTGCCATTCTCGAACAGGCGTATAATAACGACGCAAAGAAATTAAAAGCTGACAGAGATATGCAACGTCTTGGCTTTACGAACGCAACCGAGAACTATTATTATCCTATCCGCCGTGGCAATATTGCCAAAAACGTTGATACGTCCGATATTCAGGGCGAAATTGACAGAGTAAGCAATTCGTCGTTCAACAAAGACACCGTCAAAGGTGCAAAACAGGAACTCTTTATAGAGTCTGCCGACACGGTGTTTAAGCGGCATATTCACGCTGTTTGTCAGTATGCGTTCCTGTCTCCTGCTATAGAAACATACAATCGAATTTTCAACCTCGATGTGTCTGGCAACCCGAACAAACCCGTAAGCGTTGCTACAGAAAGTGCAAATACGTGGGCGAAAGGCAATAAATATTTCTCTAAGCTTATATCAGACATACAGGGTATTCCCACGTCGTCTGGAGAGGGAAACAAAGTGCTCGGGTTTATCCGTGGTAACTACGCTAAATTCCAGCTTGGAGCAAACCCGAAAGTCTGGGTAACACAGTTATCCTCACTTTTCGCCTCGTCGAGTATCCTTGACGCAGACAGCATAACGAAAGGTATGTTTATCTCGGCAAAAGACGTCGATACATACTGCTCGTTGGCTAAGCTCAGAAACAACGATAATACGGCTGCGTTGGCTCAGGGTGTTTTAGACAAGCTCGGTAAGGTTTCCGACGTGCTTATGGCTCCTATCGGTAAAATGGATAGATTTGTAGTTTGCAGGCTTTTTGGAGCGTGTCAAGTGCAGGTCGCTAAAAACGGAGGGGCAAAAATAGGAGCTGAGGCAAACAAAATAGCCGCAGGACAGCTTTTGAGACGTGTTATTCTGGAAACGCAGCAAAACTCTGTGGCGACGGAAAGGTCAGCTGCAATGCGTTCTGGCAATGAAATATTGAGAACTGTGACAATGTTTACGGCGGACAGTATGAAAGTTGTTGGACGCGTAATCGACTCTATCGGCGAGTTATCTACGCTTAAAGCGAAACTCAAAGTAACGTCGAATGCAGACATCAGGGCAACATTGCAGAAAAGTATAAAACTTGCAAATAGGAAAGTCAGGAAGTCCGTTACGTCGCTTGTAACGTCGGCGTTATTTATGGCAGCAATCGCACAGCTATTTAGTTGGCTTTACAATAAGGACAAAAAAGACGACGAAAGCACGGCTCAGACGGTTTTGATAGACTTTCTTGGCAACCTTATCGGCGGTTTACCTGTAATCAAAGATATTTACGCAAGAATCGCTCAGGGGTATGACTTTTCTAACTACGCTTACTCGTCTATAAACGACCTGCTTGATAGTTCGATAAACCTTGTAGAGACGGCGAAAAATCTCGTTTCAGGCGACGCAAGTCAGCAAGATATTGCAAAAGGCGTTAAAAATCTCTCGTATTCACTCGGACAGATGTTTGGTGTGCCGACGAGGAACATCTACAACATTGCATACGGTCTCACAAAGAGGGTAAGTCCTGTTTCGGCATACAAAATCGATAATCGGTTTTACAAGAAAAACTATGTTTCCGACCTTAATAAGGCACTTGAGAACGACGACGCAGAAATGGTTTCGTATATTATGAGCCTTATCTACAATCAAAGAATTGGAGATATGGTAAACGAAGAAACGAGGCAAAAACTAAGTGATTTGTATGCAAAAGGCTATTCGATTCTCCCGAGGTCTATCGGCGACTCTATCAGATACGACGGAAACGAGATAGAAATGAACGACGCTCAAAAGAGGCGTTTTATGTCGATATATTCGCAGGCAAACCGCTACATTGAAAAACTACTTGCAAGCAGTGGCTACGGCAAACTGAGCGAAGAAAAACAAGCAAAAGCCATAAAGAGCATATATGACGCTTTCTACTATCAGGCTATATCCGATTTAGTCGGGCAAGACGCAAATAATACGCTCGGGGAACTATCTCGCTATATAACGATAGAAAAACTTGCCGTTGTATTCTCGGGACTTTCGGAGATTGCGTCAGACATCGACTCTAAAGGCAATACAATTTCTGGCTCGAGAAAGAAAAAAACTATTGCGTATCTGCTTAAACAGAGCCTGTCGGACG